ATATTGCATCTGGCCCATGGGCTTGCTGAAAACGGTGAATGAGCTGGTTTCGCCTGGCACTGGATGGTGAACCGTTACTGTGTTCATGCTGCACTCCTTAACATTGCTCGGACTCGATCCGTGTAAGCCACAGCCCTGCACCGGTTATCGAAGTCGTACTGTGAAATCCGGTTGCGGATATAAGTCGGGATCTCGTACATCGCCCCATCGCCTACTGCCAGCTGGTAGAAGATCGGCGCGACAGCTTTCTGAGCTGCTGGCTGGCGCGACAGGGCGTTGCCTCGCAGTAGGTTTTGAGCGTGGTGGAAGTGGGTATCTAGTGTGTTCATGTTGGCGTCCGTCCGTTTCGTGATTCGATGAACGAACTATGAACCATCAGTACATTCTCGTCAAGTACTGAAAGTACATTATTTTCATGCAGACGAAAAAAAGCCCGCTCAGTGGCGGGCATGATTGCAGCTGTTGGTTAAAGCTTCTGTTTTGCGTCCGTTACCACACCGACGATCCGGCAGTTTGCGGTAATCTCTATAACAGGGTAAGCGGGGTTTAGCGGCTTCAGATACTTACGGCCGCCATCTATAACCAGCTTCTTGAATGTGACCTGTTCGCTGTCCGTCAACTTGGCTACAACCAAGCGGCCACTGTCTGCGGATGTATCAGGATTGACCAGGATCAGTGAGCCGTTTGGGACGCTGGTACCTGCCAGGCTGGTCATGCTATCCCCTGTTACTCTCAGCCAGAATGCGTTCGGGCTTGTATTGTCTGGCACGTCTTCCCACGAATCACCCATACCCAGTGGCAGCGGGTCATTGCAGTCAGCCCACTGGCCGGCTTGTATATCCGAGATCACTGGTGCTCTCCTTCGCGTTCTGTGGGTTGCGTCAATCTCCACGTTTCCATCGGTCTTCATTGGGCCGACGCCATACTCAAGCCATTCAACCCTCACTCCAAGCCTGTCGGCAATCATTTCCATATTCCCTTTTCGGGGGAAGGATTCACCATTAACCCACTTGTTGCCGGCCTTGCCGGTCTTGCCCGTCAGCCTGGCCAGGAGAATACCTGAGCCGTATTTATTTATCTTCGCAAACTCCAAGGCTTCACCGAGTCGTTTTGCAAATTCCGCCAGTCGTTCTTCTTCGCTTGTATGAACCATAAGTGCATTTTCGCTTAAAGCTTGCGGAAGAGTCAGTTCATTCTGTAAGATGTACCCAAAGTTCATTGTGAGATACCCCTATGACCGTGCTGAAAAGCTCCATTGACAAGATCCCAGGCAAGGTACCGGCTGCGGCAAAAGCTTGTGGCGTGAGTGTTCGCGCTGTCTACAAGTGGATTGACCGTGGAATGCTGCCTCGCACCGAGTACACTGGGGAAACCAATTACGCAGAACGCCTTGCAGATGCCGCTGGTGGCTCTTTCAGCGGGGACTGGCTCAAGTCGGCACTGATCCGAGAAAGCCGACAGCAGGCTGCGTGATATGGAAAAGCGCACACAAACAATAGTCCTCCACGTTACCGAGTCCACTGCCGCGCAGATTCGAGCACTGGCAGAGCTTGGGCAAACAACTGTTTCTGAATTAGGGGGGTGAAGTCATGGCCTGCTACCTCCGAAAGAAGCGTGATGAATACGAAGGTATGAAGAAAGTATTTGGAAGTGAACAGAACTGTGAGTGACGCGCAGTAACCGGGAGTGGCTGAACAACAGCCAGAAACCAAAAAACCGCCTCGAACGGTGTAGCAAGCACCTCGGCGGTTAATCAGATAACGAGGAATATTATGCAGGACTTAATAGTAAATGTGAATAGCGGCCCGATAACCATGGGCAGTATTGAAATTGCAAGCTTGACCGGCAAGCGTCACGGCGACGTTATCCGGGATATACGGGCGATGTTCGACCAACTTGGAGATGACGCAGAGATGCGTCATGTAATTGAGGAAAGGGACTCTCGCGGATACACCTCTGAATATCACCTTGACCGCTTCAACAGCGAGTTACTGGTGACGGGATATGACGTAAAGCGACGCTCAGCGATTATCAAGCGCTGGCTTGAGCTTGAGCAGTCCAGTCAGCCTAAAGTACCAACAACCCTTTCCAGCGCCCTCAGACTTGCCGCAGACCAAGCCGAACAGATCGAGCAGCAACAACTCCTTATTGAGCAATCAAAGCCAGCCGTTGAGTTTGTCGAGCGCTACGTGTCAGCCGACAGCGGCAGCCGAGGGTTCCGCCAGGTGTGCAAGCTATTAAAAGCCAAGCAGCCAGAGTTCCGCGCCTTTTTAGTCAGCAAGAAGATTATGTACCGGCTTGGCAGTGAGTGGACGGCATACCAGGGCCACATCGACGCGGGAAGATTTGAGACAAAAACAGACGTTGCCGATAACGGTCATGCCTTTAGCGAGGCCAAGTTTACCGCCAAAGGCGTGAACTGGATTTGTGGCTTATGGGCAATCCACAACATTCAGGAGGCTGCGTAATGGCCAGATCAAGAAATATCAAGCCGGGAATAATCACTAACGACGAGTTGGCAGCAACAAGCCCGTTCGCCCGCTTGGTCTTCATCTATTCGTGGATGCTGGCCGACTACAACGGCAACCTTGAATACAAGCCGGTAAAGCTGAAGGTTCAAACGCTCCCATACGACGACGTAGACATTGACGGGCTCGTGACGGAACTGGAACGGTCCGGCTTCGTTAAAAGGTATGACGAGAACGGTTCGCGTTATATGCACATCTGCAACTTCAAAAAACACCAGAATCCGCACAAGAATGAAATCACTCGCGGCAGTGATATTCCTGTGTTCGATGAGTCAAAAGCGAGCAAAGAGCCAAAAGAAAAAGCCTCAATAAAACAGGGTGATACAGAGGATTCGGGAAAGATCGCGACAAAGACGGAACAAGTACCGTCACAGAACGGAACTGATCCTGCTGATTCCTTATCCCTGATTCCTGATTCCTTATCCCTGATTCCTGATTCCGGATACCTGATACCTGATGCCAGCCCGAACGATTTAGGCTCAGCGCCTTCCGGCGAATCGCCAAGCGCAAAGGCTGAATCGTCACTTGAGTTTCCGACAAAGCGCGGTGAAATATTCCAGCTAGACGAATCGTTTGCCTTAGAGCTTCGCAACACCTACCCGAGAATTGACGTTGCCCACCAACTTCAGAAAGCCCGCCTCTGGCTAATCGCCAACCCTTCCAGGCAGAAGACGCCGAAGGACATGACCCGCTTTCTGAATAACTGGATGAACAACCAAAAGCCAGCCGCTGAAATTCATCCGATCCAAAGCCGCCACACCGGTTTCGAAGATCGCGATTACAGCAAAGGGTTAATCGAGGGGGTAGCTGATAATGCAGCCAATTTCTGAGCAAAGAAGCGGTGAAGCAAAAGAGCCAATGTTTAGCGAAGCATCGTTTGATCGCATGTTCGGCGTAGACGAGCGTCAGCCAGGCACCTGCGACCAGCATGGCGACTTCGTTGATATTCACTTCTCAGGCAAGAGAAACGCGCCGGAAGGCTGGAAGGGCTGCCCTGAGTGTTCGCGCATTGCTTATAAAAAAAAGCAGGACGAAGAAGAGCGCAACCGCCAAGCGCAAATGTACCGGGACCGCATCGAGGGCAAGGTTAAAAACTCCGGCATACCCGAGCGTTTCCAAGGCAAGTCATTTGAAAACTTTGACGCCAGCAGCCAGAAGCCTGCCAATAACTTGCGCAAGTTGCGCGAATACGCCGAATTGGTCAGTTCCGAAGATCACGGCGGGCGCTCACTGATTCTGCTGGGCAAAGTCGGCACCGGCAAGACTCACCTCGGCTGTGCGCTACTGGCTCACACAATCCGCGCTACCGGCCAAGGATGCCATTACTGGACGTTTGCGCAGCTTGTGCGCGAAGTGAAGGGTTCGTTCTCAAGGGAATCCGGTTACACCGAAGAAAGCGTTTACAGCGACTTTGCCGCGCCACGCCTGCTGGTGCTGGACGAGGTAGGTTTGCAGAACTTCACCGGCTTTGAGCAAGCCGTTGCATACGAAGCCATAAACGCTCGCTACCTGGCCGAAAAGCCAACCGTACTAATCACCAACCTGCAAGTTGCAGACCTGCCCTTGTGTGTCGGTGAGCGCGTGGTTGACCGTTTGCGCGAGGGCGGCGGTCGTGCGCTGGACTTCGACTGGAAATCATACCGTGTTGGGGGTGCGTCATGAGCCTACGCCAAGCCGCACAAGACGTAATCGACGGACGCCAGGCCCGCAAAGAAATCGAGCCGATCAGCAGCGACACCAAAATCGCCCGCAAGTGTGAAGTTCACCGCAGCGTTGTTGAGCGCCTTTGGGCCGGCCTACCTACACGGCTGGTCACCGATGATGAACGCCAGGTAATTCTCGACCTGA